TTCGATGTGGCGGTGATGAATCGCAAAGGTTGCGGGCCTTGGTTGCTTGGGCAGAGCAGGCGGCAGACACATGCCGAAACCCTAAGCATTGTCGCGATCAGGATTGAAGTGTCTGGTGATTGCGGCCCCGTTGTGGCTCTACAAGCCCGGCTCCGGTCGGTATGTGCAACGGTGAAATGAACCCTAACCAAACATCATTCTGTTTGGTTAGGCGAAGTTTTGCCCGAGGGATACAGCCCCCACCAGTTGGTATGTGTGTTTGCCTTGAGGAAACGAAGAGATGAGAACGAATTTGAAGGTTCCATACGCGGAAAAGGACGAAGCGCGCAAACGCGGCGCCCGTTGGGATGCGGCACGCAAGACGTGGTATGTCGAGAACGTGGAGAACATCGCTCAGTTCATGCGGTGGACTCATGCGTACCTGAATCGGCCAGCCAATGCGATCTTGGGAGTAACGCCGAAAGCAGATTCAAAGCCGAATGCAATGAGATCGCATCCCGTTGCTGTGAAGAAAAACCAGCCTGCCGTGCGCATGAATGAATCGAGAATGTTCGCCGGCGCGAAGTATTTCAATACCCGCTGCGCCTGCCTTCCATGGGCGGCGTGCGATTCGTGCTTGACCAAGGTCGCGGCGGCTGGATGGGGAGCGACGGTATGACCACTCTCACGGACATGATACGAGGGAACAAGGCCAAGCGACCACCATTTCAGTCCCGCACGTTTCGCTTGGTCGGCATCGAACAGCGCGACCGGCTGCTGGCGCTGGTAGGTAACCTTCCGCTTGATGCGCTGAAGCCGCTTGAGGTCGTCATCCGAGAGGATAAGAAGGCGCGCAAGCCGGACCAGAACGCCCTCTACTGGTCCGGCCCGCTGCGCGACATTGCAGAACAGGCGTGGGTGCATGGCAGGCAGTTCAGCGCCGAGGTATGGCATGAGCACTTCAAGCGCGAGTTCCTGCCGGATGAGAACCGCCCCGATTTTGACGATACTCATGTCAAGGATGGATACCGTAAGTGGGCGCTAACGCCAGGCGATTTCGCGGTGTTGATCGGAAGCACGACGCAGCTGACCGTCAAAGGCATGTCCGCGTATCTGGAGCAGGTGTATGCGTGCGGCGCCAGTCTCGGCGTTCAGTTCGGAGCGAGGCCGGAGTGAAATCAAAAGCGGGAACGCTGGCGGCGCCATTTCCGTACTTTGGCGGAAAGTCACTGGCTTGTGAATCGGTATGGGCGGCGCTGGGCGATCCCGAGAATTACGTGGAGCCGTTCGCGGGCTCGGCGGCGATGCTGCTCGGGCGCCCCAATGTGGGCAAGATTGAGACCATCAACGACGCGGACGGCTTCGTGGCGAACTTCTGGCGCGCGGTGTCGCTGGATGCGGCCGACGTGGCGAAGCACGCCGACTGGCCGACGAACGAGGCTGACCTATTTTCACGGCACTCGTGGCTGGTGCGCAATGCTCCGGGCCTGCTTGAGCGACTTCACGCCGACCCGGACTATTACGACGCGAAGGCTGCGGGGTGGTGGTGCTGGGGCTCTTGCAACTGGATTGGCTCGGGCTGGTGCAGCGGCACCGGGCCGTGGGTACACGACGGCGAGAAGTTGGTGGACGGCCGGCAACTGCCGCACCTGAGTGCGGGCCAGGGCCGCACTGCCTACATTTTTGAATGGTTCGATGCGCTGATGCAGCGCACGCGGAATGTTCGGGTTGCCGTGGGCGACTGGCAGCGTGTGCTGACCGAGAGCGTGACCACGCGGCACGGCATGACGGGTGTATTTCTGGACCCTCCCTATACCAAGGGCGCGATGGACTACGCGGCCGGCGGTGTAGGCGGCGACCTTGCCGACAAGGTGCGCGCTTGGTGCGCGGCGAACGGGGACGACCAGAAGCTGCGGATCGTGCTTTGCGGCCATACAGGCGAGCACGACGACCTGCTGGCGAACGGATGGCACCTCCGGACATGGATGGCACACAAGGGCTATGCGCTGACCGATGAGGCAAGGGAAAACTCGGCAAGCGAGACGCTGTGGTGTAGTCCGCACTGCTTGCCGGAGCGAAAGATTCAGGAATCATTATTTGCGGAAATGGCATGAATGTGCGGACCAAAGCCGTGCTCGAGCCAGGGCTGCACGTGGGGCCCGGCGCATTTGGCAGCCTGCGAAGCCCGCGAGGTGATGCGCTGGCCTGGAGAGAAGCGGCGGGAGTATTACGCCAAGGTGCAGTCGTCTCGCGGCGATGCTGCTGTCGCTTCGCTGATTGCTGATGTCAATCGAGAGTGGAGGGGGGGCGAGTGAGTAAAAAAATTGAGCGGTTCAAATACTTAGACGCGGTGCGCGTGATTGGCCGGCCGGAGTTGTTTGCTATTGGCTCTGTCGGCCCAAACTGCTCCTGTTGCCCTGGAAATGGCTGGTGTGGTAGTTATTTGATCTACCGGGTAAGCGACACTGCTACCGATCAAATAGAGCTCTGGCCGCAATATCTTCTGGAGGCGGCATGACCGATGATCATCGCGAAGCCTTCGAGGAGCGGGCGGCTATTATCCAGTTCTGCACCGGCGTGGGCATGACCAGGAGCGAAGCGGAGAAGATCGCCGCCGAGCAGATGGGGCTGACGGAAGACGATGCTGAATTTTCGATAGGCAGGAACGATGGGAGAGCTTGAGCGGTGGGAGTATTCCAATCCCGAGACAGTGGCAATCCGCCGGGAAAAACAATCATGCAAGGGATGCAAGAGGCTGGAGGAAGTTCGAATTTTCGGCATGAAAGAGACCGTTTGTATGCTCGGACACAGGATCATGCGAAAGTGCGCGGATTACCGGACCATCGGATGAATGTCCGCATCCATGATTTGCTGTTCGCCTGGGGGCGATGGGCGATCCGGCAGGAGACGCACAAAGTCGGGTATCCACCAGTCGCTGCAGGTTTTGGCGATTACCGGCCGCCAGGAGTAGGTCTCTGTAGTCAAATCCCGATAGGGGTTGGGACTACAGTCGACGACCTGGCTGCAGTCAATGCCGCGGTGCTGCAGCTTCCCATGTGCGGACGAATTCTGTGCAATGAGTGCTACGTGATCGGCGGGCGGCTTGAAGATGTGGCGAAGAGGATGGGCATCAGCAGGTCGACTCTGCTACGAGAGCGAGCACGAGTGCATGAGGCTATCTCGTGCGAGTTGTGCAGCGAGAGTAGCGGGAAGGGTGCGAAGTGGTGAGCGTGGAAGAGAAAAGCCGCCCGTAGGCGGCTTGTGGTCATGCGAGACCGATCAGGCGGGAAGCGTCCCGCGCGGTCCGGCGACCCCGAGCGACGACGCGGGGAAGTGGTGCCGACCGGCGGAATAGGCCGGGAGTGTCCCGTAGAAGCCGAGCGCGCGGTGCCCGAGTCCGGCGGCGACTTGCTCGCCGGTCAGGTCGATGCGCTGCCGATTGATCCGGCAGATGGCGTATTCCCGCCCGTTGGGGCTGATCTTGCGCAGTGCGCGCGTGGTGGCGTGGTGCATTGACATTTCCCTACTCCTTATTGTGATGGCCCATTGTGGGCCGGTTTTCCTCGCTTGCCGTGTTCGGCAAGCTTGCGGTGTCGATTACCTTGCGCAGCAACGGCGC